TTTGTCAAGCGAATATGGGTGGGAAACCAAGATCGAAAAGCAAAAAATGCTTCGTGAAATTGCAAATGATGATTTGACGCCAAAAAAACATGATTTTTTCCATCAAAATGAAATTCATGAAAAAATTCGCAATGATGATGACTATGATGATTGGGAATATGGAACAGAACCACTCTATGAATCCAAAAATCCTTGATAAATAAGTTATAATCATAATAAAAAAATGCCTTTACAGAGGGTAAGTCAAGGATTTAAGGATATTAGTATGTCATTTCAGAGAAATCCTCTGACAAATGACTTGATTGCCCTCAAAAATGAGTCTGCAATTGCTCGCTCTATTCGCAACATTGTCTTCACTTTACCTGGAGAAAAGTTTTTTAACGAAAATTTTGGTTCCAGAATAAGTAGAACATTATTTGAAAATCTTGATGACATCTCTGCTTCTATTATTAGAGATGAAATTGAAAATTCTATTCGAAATTATGAGCCAAGAGTTGAATTGATAGAGGTGCAAGTAAATCCAGATTATGATAATAATAGTTTTGATGCAGTCATCATTTATAGGATTGTTGGTATAGATGTTCCAGCACAACAATTACAGTTCGTTTTGCAACCTACTAGGTAAATGCCATTAGTAAACTTTTCTAATCTGGATTTCGACCAGATTAAAACTAGTCTTAGAGACTATTTAAAATCCAATTCAAACTTCACAGATTATGATTTTGAAGGTTCTAACCTTTCAACAATTCTTGATGTTTTGGCATATAATACCTATATCACTTCATATAATGCAAATATGGTTGCAAATGAAGTGTTCATTGATAGTGCAACACTTAGAGAAAATGTCGTTGCTCTTGCAAGGAATATTGGTTATATTCCAAGGTCAAGAAAAGCAGCAATTGCAACTATAAGTTTTTTCGTAGATACTTCCAATATTACCCCCGTTCCATCTTCGTTAACCCTAAGAAAAGGTTCTATTGCTACTTCATCAGGTGGTTTTGGTAATCAGTCCTTTATTTTTTCAATACTGGAAGATATAACAGTTCCAGTTGTTGGTAATGTAGCAACCTTCAACGATATCAAAATATATGAAGGGATTTTGTTAACAACCAACTTTACATTTAATACCAATATTTTCAATCAGAGATTTATTCTTCCAAATGCTGGAATTGATACCGATTTAATATCAGTCAGAGTTAGAGATAGCATAACATCTTCAGCATCTACAAAATATAGATTTCAAGATAGTGTTTTTGACGTAGATAGAGAATCTAAAGTTTATTATCTTCAGGAAATTGAAGATGAGAGATATGAATTAATTTTTGGTGATGGAATATTATTTGGTAAAAAATTAGAAAATAATAATTATATAGAAGTTGATTATATTGTTTCAAATGGTGATAGTGGCAATGGGGTAAGTCAATTTAATTTTTCTGGAAGACTCTCATATACCAGAAATTCAATTGAGTATACGGTAACTTCGGGAATATCACTTTTAACGACTGGAGTAACTTCTCAAGGTGGAGAAAATATTGAATCCATAGAATCAATCAAGAAGTATGCTCCTAGAATATATGCATCCCAAAATAGAGCATTATCTGCAAATGATTACGAATCCCTAATACCTGCAAAAATATATCCAGAAACTGAATCAATTTCTGTTTTTGGAGGAGAAGAATTAATTCCACCCCAATATGGCAAAGTCTTCATAAGCATCAAACCAAGAACTGGCGACTTTATTCCAAATTTAATCAAGGAAAATATTAAGAGAGATCTTAAAAAATATTCTGTTGCTGGTATAGTTCCCGAAATTTTAGACTTAAAATATCTTTATATTGAAGTCAATTCAAAAATTTATTATAACACAAACTTAGCTCCAAACTCTTCTTTTGTATCAAGTATAATTCAATCAAATGCAAATAAGTATGCAGAATCAACTGAATTAAATAGATATGGTGCTAGATTTAAGTACAGTAAATTCTTGAAAATTATTGATGATAGTCATGAATCTATAACATCAAATATTACTCAAATTAATATAAGAAGAGACTTGAGAGTTACTTTAAATGCATTTGCAGAATATCAGATTGGATTTGGAAATGAATTTCATATTAAGAGTGCCAGTGGATATAATATAAAATCTTCCGGATTTAAAACTTCCGAATTTGATGAGATAGTTTATCTTTCGGATATTCCAGATTCAAATCAAACTACTGGTTCTTTATTCTTATTCACTGTTCCATCTGCAAATTCAACAAGTGCAACTATAGTTAAAAGAAATGTTGGAACCATAGATTATACAAATGGAATTCTCACAATTAACCCTATTAACATTTTATTTACAAGTAAATTAAAAGATGGTCAGAATATTGTAGAAATATCTGCTATACCAAAATCAAATGATGTGATTGGTTTGCAGGACTTATATCTTCAACTAGATATTAATAATAGTTTATTTGAAATGGTGACGGATGAAATTTCATCAGGACTTGATCCTTCAGCATCTAATTATATCGTAACTTCAAGCTACAGCAACGGGAACCTAGTAAGATCATAAAAAAATGACAGAAAAAAGAATTCAGTTTAATAACATCATCCAAAATCAACTTCCTTCTTATGTTAGAGAGGAATTTCCTCTTGTTGCTGAGTTTTTAAAACAATATTACATATCTCAAGAATTTGAAGGTTCTTCAGCAGATCTTATTCAGAACATAGACCAATATCTAAAATTAGATAACATAAAAGATAATATAGACTCTGTTATTTTAGATTCTGATATTTCTTTTACTGATGAAACTATTACTACTTCTTCAGTAACAGGAACTAAAGGATTTCCAGATTCTTATGGATTGTTATTAATTAATTCTGAAATCATTACATATACCGGAAAAACTTCCAACTCTTTTACTGGTTGTATAAGAGGTTTTAGTGGTATTACATCTTATGAAGAATTTGCATTTACTACTAGCCAATCTCAAAACCATTCTAGTGGTTCTACAATCACTAATTTAAGTTCACTTTTCTTAACTGAGTTTTTTAATAAGATTAAATATCAGATTACTCCTGGATTTGAAAAGAGAGAATTTTATTCGGGTTTAGATAAGTATCTTTTCCTCAAGCAATCTAAAGATTTCTATTCCACAAGAGGAACAGAAGTTTCATTTAAGATACTGTTCAAAGTTCTTTATGGCGAAGATGCAAAGATAATAAAACCACAAGACTATCTAATCAAACCTTCATCTTCACTTTATACAATAACCAACGATTTAGTTGTAGAGAAAATAGAGGGAGACCCATATTTACTTAGAAATTCTACATTATTTCAAGATGAAAACTTACAATATGGCAAAGGTAAAGGATATGCTCCAATTTCAAATGTTGAAAAAATATTATCACCAGATGGAAAAGAATATTATAAATTAAGTTTTGATGCTGGATATAATAGAGATTTAATTGTTGACGGTTCTTTATATGGCAATTTTTATGTTCACCCAAAAACAAGATTAATTGGCACAGTTTCTTCGAGTTCACAAACTCTTGATGTTGATTCAACTATAGGATTTCCCGCAAGTGGTGAACTATCTGTCACATATACCAATGGAACAATGGGGGTGGTATATTACACATCAAAAAATATAAATCAGTTTTTTGGATGTTCCAATATAACCTCAACTATTTCAGATAATTCCGATATTTATTTAAATGATTATGCCAGAAATGAAGATGGATCAATAAAAGTTAGAGTAACATCGGTTCTAAAAGATGTTGATATTATTGATGACACATACTATCAAGTTAGTGGCGATAGTGGAATTATTAAGACTTTGGGAGTAAATGATAGTGATGTTGTCTTTAATAATTGGATATTTAATTCTGCCACAAGTTTTGCGGTTACTAACATAGAGGTAACAAATTTTTTAAATAGAATTTACAAAATAACAACAGAAAATAATAATTATTTGAGAATAGGTGATAATATTTCTATTCAGGCTAGCAATGGTGTTTCATATGATGCAGAAATTATTTCTATAGATTCTGGCAGGACATTTTTAAGTCAAGTTAATGGTACTATTAATATATCACTCAATCACACTATTTTAAGAAAATTACATAAAGTAAATCATGCAAACTATGTCGGTCTTTCAAGTGAAATAGCAGATATTCAAAATGTTTATAAGGATGAAAATAAAGTATTAATTGCATCTTCTTCAATACCACATTATAAAAATTCTTTAGATT